GAAGGAAACGTCAGAGAATTGAGTGAGTGAGAGGGGGAAACAATGATTGCGAATTCTTTTGAGCTACTGAATTCCATCTGTGAGAAGTTGAATCTTCCGAAGACGGTCTTTTCGGTCGAGCTGAACGTGAGTGTCGACGAGGCTCCGGCTTTGTTCGTCGGGATGCGAATTACAGAGGAAGAGGGCGAGGCTCTCGGGGAGATTCTTGAGGAGTATGAGCTTCGACTTCGGGAAGATCCGGTTGAGGAGTCGGAGTCGGCTGATCCTCAACCGACTGTTCAGTCATCCGCTGTCGCAGCATTCAAGGAGCAGGAAGCGGCCGACGATATCGAGCGGGACAGAGCCTCGAAGAGTCACACATGAACGTTGATCCGACAACGGCGCGCGGCTGGCGGTGTTCGGCTTGCTGGGAAGACGTCCGAATCACTTCGTCATCAGAGCCGGCTCGGCCGTGCATGAAGTGCGGTCAGCGGCTGTGGCTGGAGATGATCGGCGAGGATATCGACACGCTGCTTCGGCTGTGCGGTCGGAAGACGCGGTCGATTGATCTGGCTCGGGTGTTCTATTGTCGGCGGTGTAAGGCGGGGCCTCGGGTGCAGTGGGACGGCGGGGACGTGGGCCGGGAGCCGTGCGGGTGCGGGTCTCGATATTTCTCTGAGCTGGTGGGGCCGGAGAAGGTCAAGCTTCTGGAGGGGTTGGACGGGTGAAGCTCTTCGTCGTCGGCTGGAATCGAGCGGCGGACTGTGCCGAGGTCTTCGAGAGCTGGTCACAGCGGGAAGCGGGGAAGCCGATCGAGCTGGCTGCGGTGGTGCGTGGCGGGCTGTTTCGGATGCGACGTGCGGCGGATGCGATCGACGGCGGTCACAGAGGCGGTGGAGCGGTCGAGGTCTTCGCTGACGGCTATCGAGTTGATGACGGGGTTTTGACTTTTCACTGAGAGGGGGGTGTGATGCCGTTCCAATTCTGCGAATCGTGTATCTTCTGGAAGTCTGACTCCGGCGAGTGCAGACTGCACGCTCCGGTGGTGGTCAACACGACGAGCGAACGCGGCTCATCGGTTCGGCCGGTGACGAAGTCGTATGACGGCTGCGGTGACGGCGAGCCAATTAAGCCTGAAGGGGGCAAACTGTGAGCGACGAACATGTTGCGTTTTGGGCGGGCATAATTTTTGGAAGTATTTTTGGTGCGATTGTGGGGATGAAGTCGATGAGTTTTTCCTGGCAGTCTGACGCGATCGAATCCGGAGCCGGAAGATACAACGCGAGCAATGGAAACTTCGAATGGATTCCGATTCACGATCACTGCGAAGCGGTGAATGAAGGGGGGAAGCTATGAGGTTTGTTCTTCGTTTCTAATCCTTCCGGCGGCTGGCTTTTATCGAGCGATCGAAGGGTGGGAGCGATGGTCACGGCAACGAAGGACAAGGACAAGCGGAAGCAGAACAAGGCTGAGACGGCGGGAGCGTACGCGGCTCGGCTGGCGTGGCAAGCTGATGCGAATCAGAAGGCTTCCGTCGCCTTCCGTGACATCGGGAAGATCCCGAAGCCGAAGAACGGCAGGCGGCGTGGTGCTGCGAAGCGGAGCCTGAAGCGGTTCTGTGAGGTCTATCAGGCTGAGACGTTCTCGCTTGCGTGGTCTGAGGATCACATCCGGGTGATTAAGAAGCTCGAACGGGCGATCCGTGAAGGCGGTCTCTTCGCTCTGGCGATGCCTCGGGCGTCCGGCAAGACGTCTCTCGTCGAGGCTGCTGCTCTGTGGGCCTTGCTGTTCGGCTTCCGGCGGTTCGTGGTGCTGATCGGGGCGACGGAGACGCACGCCTCTGATCTGCTCGACTCGATCGCGACTGAGATCAGGTCCAACGATCTGCTCCTCGAAGACTTTCCGGAAGTCTGTCTTCCGATTCGGCGGCTCGACGGGAATCCGGCAAAGCGGCTGAACTGCGAGGGGGATCGAATCACGATCACGATCTCCGCGAAGGAAATCATTCTCCCGTGGATTCACGGCGGGAAGAACGCTCCCTCGGCCGGTGCTGTGCTTCAGGTCCGGGGAATCACGGGTGCAATTCGCGGGATGAAAGCGAAGCTTCCCGACGGAAGGACGATCAGGCCGGACTTCGTGATTCCGGACGATCCTCAGACGGATGAGTCGGCGACGTCTCCGAGCCAGACGGAAAAACGGATCCGGAAGATCGCTCAGGGGGTGCTCGGTCTGGCCGAGCCGGGGAAGAAAATCTCGGCGGTGATGCCTTGTACGGTGATCGAAGAAGGCGACATGGCCGATCAGCTCCTGAATCCGGAGCTTCATCCTGACTGGCAGGGCGAGCGAATATCACTCTTGCAGGCCTTCCCGGAACGGATGGATCTCTGGCGGGAGTACGGCGAGCTCCGGGATCGGTCACTCCGGGCTCGGGGTGATATCTCTATGGCGACGGAGTTCTATTCGGAGAGCCGGGCTCAGATGGATCTCGGGGCGTCTGTGATGTGGGAGGGCCGTCAGAACGTCGACGAGCTGTCTGCGATTCAGAACGCGATGAATCTCTTCCTCGCAGACGAGCGGAGCTTCTGGTTCGAGTATCAGAACGAAGCGCGGCCGGTGGTGGACTCCGACGATCTGCGGCTTCAGCCGGCGGCCTCGATCGCGGCGAGAGTCAACGGTCTCGATCGTGGTCGGTGTCTGCCGGGAGTCGAGACGATCACGGGCTTCGTCGACATTCAGAAGCGGGTTCTGTTTTACACGCTGGTCGGCTGGCGGGCTGACTTTACCGGCTCGGTTCTGGAGTACGGGACGTTCCCGGATCAACTCAGGTCTTTCTTCACGCTCGACGAACTGACGAAGTCTCTTCAGGAAACGTATCCGACGGCGGCCGGTTCGTCGGCGATCATGGCCGGGCTGAAGGAGTTCGTCCCGAGTCTCCTCGGCCGGAAGTTCGAGCGGGAAGACGACGGAGTCACGTTGTCTCCGAGCCTGATTCTGATCGATGCGAACTACGAGACGTCGACGGTCAGGGACGCCTACAAGCTGATCGGCTCGCAGAACGTCTATCCGGCTCACGGTCGGTTCGTGGGTGCGACGAACACTCCGGTCAACGAGTACAAGCGGAAGGCGAAGGCCGAGCGGTACGGCTTGAATTGGAAGTCATCCATTATCGAGCGGGTTCCGCACATTGTGTTCGACTCGAACTACTGGAAGGGATTCCTGCACGACAGGTTCTCGACTGACTTTGGCGATCCGTCTTCGCTGACTTTGTTCGGGCGGGATCCGAAGGTCCATCGGATGATCTCAGAACACCTATCGGCAGAGTTCCGGATCAAGGTCACGGCATCGACTGGCCGGGAGGCTGAGGAGTGGAAGCTGAAGGCCTCGAAGCCGGACAATCACTTCCTCGACTGTCTGTCAGGTTCAGCGGTGGCGGCTTCAATCATGGGGGTTACGATTCCGGGTCTGGAGCCGACACGACGGCCGAAGTCACGGCGGCGGCGCGTTTCTTATCACTGATTCAGGGAGGGAAGGGATGACGAAGAAGAAAGTAAAGAAGGCTCCGGCGGTCACGGAGCCGGTCGACTTCGGGCGCGATGGCGAAGGCAAGCCGGCCGAAGAGGTCTCGATGTTGCCGGTGATTTGTCCTCGGTGCAGGTCAACGAATCGTAAGGCGTTCAAGGACGGCCGGGATCGAGTGCGGGACTTCGCGGGGATCAAAGTCGAGCCGGTTCTCGGTGTGAGATACGATCGAATCATCTATCGGCGGACGGTCTGTCTGGACTGCGGGCAGCTCTTGAACGTCCGTGAATTCACGATGAAGCCGGAGGAATGCTGACCGGAGACTCCGACAACGGAAATTGACGATACGCCGGCCGGCCGGGAGATTGTTTCGCGAAGGAGCTTCGGCTCCCTCTCGTCTCTCTCTCGGCCGGCCGGTATAAAAACCGGCCGGCTTTGATCTCATCGAATTGAGCTCATGGCCGACAACACTCAAGCAATTGCAGAGATCGAAGAGATTCTGCGAGCCGGTGTGAAGACGTTCGTCAACGACGGGACGACGGTTACGCACGACTTCGCTGAGCTGCGGAAGTCTCTCCGTGAGCTGAAGGCGACGGACGACACGCTCGGCAATCAGCGGCCGAAGGCTGTCTCCGTCGATCTGGGGGGCTTCTGAGATGAGCCTCTTGCAAACACTCAAAGCGGCGGGCCAGCGGGCCTTTGCGATCGACTGGAACAACACGGACGGGTCTCCGTCTTCGTCGATCGATTCAATCAGCGGGTCGAAGAAGCGGCGGACGGTATCGGGTCAGGTGACGAGCCTCGACGATCAGATCAAGGATCGCGACCGGAAGTCGATCGTTCTGACGAGCCGGAATGTCACGCAGAACTTCGAGCTAGCGGCGTGGGCGATCCGGAAGCATCTGGACTTCACAAGCTCGTTCAGCTTCTCGGTCAAGTCAGGGATCCCGAGCTTCGATCTGGAGCTCTCCGAGTTCATCGGCCGGGCAAGTCGGCCGGAGAACTTCGATTCAGCGGGGAAGCATTCGCTGGCACGGACTCTGCGGATTGCCGAGTCGATGCGCTGCCTCGACGGCGACATCTTCCTCATGAAGCTCAGGACGGGTCGGATTCAGGCGATCGAAGGCGACAGGGTGAAGACGCCGGAAGAACGCCGGGACGCCGGAGACTTCAACGCTGACAGGACGTTCAACGGGGTCGAGACTTCGTTCTCTGGCCGTCATCTGCGGTACGCGGTCCACAATCGAAGCCGGGGCGGTGGCCTGACGTTCGATCGCTGGATCCCGGCTCGAAACATCTTTGCGCACGGGTTCTACACTCGGTTCGATCAGATTCGTGGTGTCAGTCCGATCGTCGCGGCTTTGGGTCGATTCCAGGACGTCTACGAGGGCTTCGACTACGCGCATCAGCTCGGCAAACTGTCGAATTTATTCGGTCTGGTTCTGACGCGGGACGCGGCCGAGAACGGCCTCGGGGCTCTGACGAGCTCCGACGCTGACGGCGACGGCGAGGACGACACTCACTCGGTCAAGCTGTCCAATCGGCCGATGGTGCTCGACTTGGATCCCGGTGAAGACGCGAAGTTCCTAGAGAACAAGACGCCGGCCTTCGAGTTCCAACAGTTCAGCGACACGATGATCGCGGTAGCGCTGAAAGCTCTCGACATCCCGTTCAGCTTCTACAACGAATCGTTCACGAACTTTTTCGGGTCGAAGGCTGCGCTGACTCAGTATCTGATCTCAGCACGGGCAAAGCGGGCCGACAACTCCGATCTCCTTCGACGCTGGACGATCTGGCGAATCGGGGTCGGGATTCTCGACGGGAGTCTGACGATCCCGAGAGAGTTCGACTCGCTCGAAGACGTCCCGTTTAAGTGGAACGCGAACGGCGTTCCGTGGCTCGATCCTCGGGACATCCGAGGCGACATCGACGCGGTCAAGGCTGGACTGAAGACACGCTCGGAAGTTCGTCACGAACGATTCGGCGACGAGTGGTCTGACGTCGCCGAGAAGCTGGCCGAAGAGGAATCGCTGATCGACGAGCTCGGGCTCTCAGTAACGATGGACAATTCGTCGGCGGCTCAGGTCGTCGAGGTCGACAATCAGGAAGAATAACCATGAGGCCAACTCTCTTATCTGTGATCACAGAGGCTCCCGAACGGGTGCGACTGAACGCGGAACGATCGACGGAATTTGAGGCTCCAGTCGAGATGGACGGCGGAAGCCGAAAGGCTGGCATCATTCGCGGAGCCTCTCTGATCTCCGAAGGCGAAGCTCTCGGGCACGATATGTGGATCGATCGAGCGGCTCTCTCTCAGGTCGTGGCTCTGGCCGACGAATCAACGGGGGTTAAGGTCCGGTTCACGCATCCCTCGATGAGCTCCGACGGTCTGGGAAGCTATCTCGGCCGGGCTCGGGATCTCCGTCTCAGCGAAGACGGGTCGCGGGTGCTGGGTGACGTTCACTTCTCTCCGGTCTCCCGGAAGGGTGACGACAGGGGCGGGTACGTTCTGGAGCTGGCGAAGGAAGATCCGAAGGCCTTCGGTCTGTCGATTGTCTTCGATCCCGATCACTCAGCGGCTCAGGCCTTCGTCGAGGAGTTCTCCGACGACGGCGACTTCGTTTCTCCCGCCGCCGAGAACGTCAGAAACCTCCAGCACGTAAGGCTCTCGACGCTGGACGGAGCGGACTTCGTGGACTCTCCGGCGGCGAATCCGGACGGGCTTTATCACTCGGGTCCGACGGCTGAGATCCTCTCACAAGCCGAGGGGCTGCTTGAGTACGCAATCGGCATCACGGACACAATCCCGGAGAACACGGGCGGCCTTTCGGCTGAGCGGCTCCGGGGATTCTTTACGCGGTTCTGCGGCGGTCGCGGGATCACTTTCCAAGTCGCGGAAGAGGAGGCTCAGCAGATGAGCGATTCTGAAGACACGGGCCTCGAATCCGAGGCAACGACTGAGACGGAAACGGCGGCCGAAGTGGCTGTCGTTGAGACTGAGACGGAGACGGCAACAGAGCCGGAGCCGGAACTGGAAGCTGCGGCATTGAGCCGGGCGGACGTCGAGAAGTTCTCGGCGAAGTTCGGGGCCGATGTGGGGCTGAAGTATCTGCTCGACGGAGTCAGCTTCGAAGACGCTCTTTCGACGGAGTTCGATTCGCTGAAGCAGCGGAGTTCTCTGACGGCTGAGCATGAGCCGGGCGAGGAAACTCCGGTCGGTTCTGCCGGTGAATCCGGGCCGGTGCTGAAGTTCGGCGGTCGACTTTCGAAGTCGGTCGAGATGCTGGCGAGGCAGGTCCGGATCAACGGTCGATCCGAGTCGAACTGACTTCTGACGGTTCGCGGCTTTCAATTCTCAAAACTTAAACTGAAGGACGAATCACAATGGCTGATGCATTCCTCACGCTTGCCGATCTGGCGAAGCTGAACGACAAAAACAACATGGATCCGGGGATCAGCGATCTCCTCGACGAGGCTCCTCTTCTGGCTTTGACGGCTGCTGAGGAGACTGACGGCGACACTCATAAATATGTCAAGCAGACGGGTGCTCCGACGGTGGGATTCCGGTCTGTCAATGACGGGCGTGAGAACTTCAAGTCGACCGATACCGAAGTGACTGTGACTCTCAAGTTGCTGGATTGCTCCTTCGTGGTCGATCAGGCAATCGCCGATCAGTATCGTTTGGGGCCAACGGCGTATATCGCTCGGGAAGCTTCCCGGCATCTGCGGTCGGGCTTCTCCGCTGGCGAGTCTCAGATGATCTACGGTGTCGGGGCCGACGCGGCCGGCTTCATCGGTCTGTTCGACAACGCTCAGCTCGACGCTCTGGCCGACGAGATGGTGATCGACGGTGGCGGAGTGGCTGCGAATGTTCAGACTTCTGTTCTTGCTGTGAGAACGGGAACTGATCTCCGGGACGCGGTCATGATCGCCGGGATGAATGGTAATATCATGATGGGCGACTCGGTCAGTCAGTTCATCGACGGGGCGACGGGCCGATATCCGGTCTACGCGACTCCGATCTTCGCATGGCTCGGGATGCAGATCGGCGGGGCTCGATCTGTCGGTCGGCTCTGCAATATCGACGCGACGGCGACTCTCGATGACGACAAGCTCTCCGAGCTGATCAACACGTTCCCGTCGGGACGTGGTCCGTCTTATCTGGCTTTGAATCGGACGAGCCTTCGTCAGCTTCAGCAAAGCCGGACGGCGACGAACGGGACGGGTGCTCCGGCTCCGTTCCCGACGGAAGCTTTCGGGATTCCGATCGTTCCGACGGACTCGATCGTCTCGACCGAAGCGGTCGTTGTCTGATGTTGACGCAGTTACCTGAAGCGGTTCCCGGCTCCCTCGGTCTTCGGCCGGGGGAGCCGTTTTCATAGGAGGGGCGAGGATGACGATTCAAAGCCGGGCAGAGCTGGCTGGCTGGCTGTCAATCCGATCGGTCTCCGGAGTCACGGTCACGTATGCGCGGCAGTCTCCGGTTCTCTCCGGCTCGCTGACGGCGGTTCCTGCTGACACGCTGGTCAACGCGATTGAAGACGACGGCTCAGAGATCCGGCTGAAGGTCCGGGACTATCTGGTCAGGAGGTCGGAGCTGGAAGTCATCCTCGGCGTCGGAGAAGAGCCGGCTCGAGGCGATTCGATCACGGAGACGGTCGGGGATTACTCCCGGCAGTTCGACGTGATCGATCTGGTTGGCGAGCCGTTCCGGTATTGGGACAAGGGGTATCTGGTCTTCCGGATCCATGCGGTCGAGGTCGACAAGATAACGACGACAACGACAACGGCGGGGGCCTGATCATGCCAGTTCAGCAGACACTAGACACGGCCGATGCGGTCGTCTCCCTGATCAACGCGGCCGGGCTGACCGAAGGCATTATCTTCGCGCGGGTTTTCGTTCCGGAGTTCGAGGCGGATGAGCTGACGTCTCCGAAGGGGGTCGTCGTTGCAAGTTCGATGGAGATCGAGAATGCGAGCCGGACTACGGATCACGACGATCACTCGATTGAGATCGGGATCGGCCGGCGGCTGTCGAATGAGGCGGCCGACATGGCGACGCATCTTCTGACTCTGGAAGAGGTTCTCGGTGTCATCCGGGATCGGGATAACGCGGCGCTGACGGTCTCGGACGGAGAGATAGTTCGTCTGAAAGGGGCGGTCCAGGTTCGGCTTTACGATCCGGCTCACGTCGTCAAGCGGGTTGCGCTGTCAGTTCTCCGGGTGATTTATCGAGGTTGAGCGATGGCTTCAAATCCTCTCGGCGTCGGCTTCAAGATTAAGGACGTCTTCTTCGATCGGAAGGGGGTGATCAACGCGCTGACGACGGAGAAGCGGAAGTTCCTCTCGAAGTTCGGGGCCTTCGTTCGCCAGCGGTCGAAGAGCTCGATTAAGCCAGGCGGGAAGAAGAAAGTTAGATCGGCTCCGGGTTCACCTCCGAGGAGTCAGATCGGGACGCTGAAGCGGGGAATCAGGTTCGGGTTCGATCGGGTGGCCGAGTCGGTGGTGATCGGGCCGGTCGTCTTCCCGGAAGCGAAGGGCGGGGCGAAGGCTCTTGAGGCTCTGGAATACGGCGGCGGGTCGATCACGTTCGACGAGATCAGGACGTTCCAGTCCGGACGGGATAAGCGGGGCCGATTCCGGAAGGCGATCAGACAGAGGACAGGCCGGAGACTCACGAAGCGGATCGCGGCGCGGCCGTTCATGATGCCGGCCTTCGAGGAAGAGAAGCAGAATATCTCCAACATCTGGAAAGCGGCAAATCCCTAACACGCTTCAACGGGCAAGGTTGAGCAATGATCGGAAAACGCTTTATGGCTGGCTTCGCGGAATACAAGGATCGGGTTCTGATGGCTCTTGTCGGTCTGCTTTGCACGGGCGGAGTGGGGTGGTGCGGTTGGATCACGGCGAAGGCTTCCGAGATCATCCCGGCGGACGAGATCCGGCAGCTCATCAGGACGGATTCTCCGTACGTTGTGGATCGGAAGACGATCGGGATTCAGCTCGAAGAAATGAAGCGGTCGGACGAAAAGCTGGGGATGGTGATCGACCGAAACACGGAGGCGATCAACGCGCTCCGGGTCGAAATTGCGAGAGGTAACAACAACTAAGGGGGGAAGAAATGGGAATGCTGTTCGCGGTTGTGTTGGTGCTGGTCACGGCTCAGGCCGAGGCTCAAATTGTGCGGGTGACGTCGACTTCTGAGGGGCAGCAGGTATGCCGGGTCGTCAACGGGCGGCGGGAGTGTGAGACGGTCAGGACGGTCGAATATGGGACGGGGGTCATCGTCGGTCGGGATCGAGCCTTCGACTACGTTCTGACGGCGAAGCACGTTCTGAGCTACGGCCGGGCTGAGGTACACGGCAAGCCGGCCGAGGTCGTGGCGAAGCACGACTCCGAGGACCTGGCGATCCTGCGGACGGCTCCGACGACTTACGACGTGGCGACGATCGGCGACGACGGGCCTGACGGTCTGGCCGTCTACCTCGACGGGCTCGGTCCTGACTCGGGCAAGTCTGACGCGAAGGGCTATCGACGCGGCCGGGGTCAGATCCTCAGCGCGGGGATCGTCAGCTCTCCGTCGAGGCAGGGGGACTCAGGCGGCGCGATTGCGATCGGTTCCCGGCTCTACGGGATCATTACGGCGACGAGCGAGACTCAGACGGTATTTGTCCCGGTCTCGATCTGTCGGCCGTTCTGCGCTCGCTGGGGCGTTCCCTGCCGGCCTCCGGCTTCGGGGCGGGTGGCTCCTCTGCCGGTGCCTCCGCCTCGGGACATCCCGGACAGGCAGAAGGTCCAGCGGATTGAGCATCTTGAAGCCGAGCTCGTCGCGTTAAAAAAACGGCTCGACAATTTTAAGCCGGACCATTCTGCTGATGTCAGCAAAAAGGTTGACAGGCTGGCAGGTGGGATCGAGAAGCTGACTCAGACGATCACGGTCGTCGAATCACGGCTCCGGAAGGTCGAGGGTCGACCGGAGACTCCGGTCGTAGATATTGCGGCTCTGGAAGGGCGGCTTGAATATCTGAAGCGACAGGCCGAGCGGCCGGTCGAAGTCTGGATTGAGACGATCGAGGGGAAGACGGTTGCGAAACGGTCCTATCCTCGGGGCTCTCCGATCCGACTTCGATTCCATGAGAAGCTTCTAACAGGGGAAGGCGGGAAGAAATGAGCGAACTAAACCCGACGGTTTCGGTGGTTCTCGATCAGGGCTTTGCCGAACGGTCGGAGCTGATTCGACAGGCGGCGATTCGAGGAAACTCCTCGGCGACGTTCATTCAGGAGCAAGCGCAAATGGGCTTCCTGAATTCGTCTCAGCTCATCGGAGCTCTGGCGGCGACTCGACTTGAGAAGGACGGGACGGCGAACGCAATCCTTCAACAGCGAGCGGCGGCTGGTCAGCCTGGCAACGCTCCGGCGGGTTAACAGATGACAGGCTTCGTCGAACGAGTAAACGCTTCCCGTCGAGAATTCCTCGACGGGGAGCTTCGTCGGCTTGAGAGGCCAGTAGGTTCAGCTCTTCGGGAAGGGGGAGATGATGACGGAGACAACGGAGACAAGAGAGTCATCGAGCGGGCCGGCTTATCTGAAGGCGATCGAGGGGATCAGGCTTCAGCATCAACAGTCAGTAGCGGATCAGATGGCGGCTCAGGCGAAACACAATGAGGAATTACGGCGAGCGATCAACGCGGAGGCGGTGCCGGGATTGAGTGGAGAGGGGGAAGAGGTGGGTTCAACACTGACGATCGACTCTCCGACAACGGTTCACAACTACGGGACGGCTGCAAAGGACGAAGACGCCTCGAAGGCAAACCGGAAGACACTCGGGACAATTGCGAAGCTGGCGATCGGAGCCGGCCTGATTGCGACGGGTGCCGGGATTCCATTCGGGGCAGGGATAATCGGAGACGCTCTCCTCTCGTCGAGGAAAGCGGATCCGGAGCCGGCTCAGCCGGGTGAGGCGATCCGATATCTCCTCGACCTGGGCGAGCCGATTGAGTGAGAGAAGAGAGACTTCGAGACTCTCTCAGGAGAAGCTGAAATGGCGATTACCGGGCTCACCTGTGAGCTGAATCGGAACACGGGGACTTACGCAACTCCCGTTTGGGATGCGATCGGGCTGACGAAGGACGTCACTCTCAATCTGGAAGCGGCATCGGCTGACGCCTCTTCGCGGGGCTCGGGCGGCTGGCGTGAGTATGTGCAGGGCCTGAAGGACTCCTCGATTGAATTCGAGATGGTCTACGATCCTGCGGACGCTGACTTCACTGCGATTCAGGGGGCGTTCTTCAACGGGACGACTCTCAACGTCGTGGCTCTCGACGGGCCGAGCGGTACGTCTGGCTCTCAGGGCCTGCGGATGACTTGCGTCGTCGAGAACTTCTCTCGGTCGGAGCCTCTCGAAGAGGCGGTGACGGTCTCGGTTGTTCTGAAGCCTACTCCGAACACGGACTCTCCTCCGGAGTGGTTCACAGTTCCTTAATAGTTCCGGCCGTCGGTCGGGTTTTTCTTTAATCAATCTGGGGTAATTCGATGAACGAGAGAGAGATTCTTCTCGCTGGCTGCAAGGCTCGGGGCAACGCTTGCGGAGCGGTGGCAGTTCGGCGCGACGACGTCAAGGCGGCTCTCGGAGACGCGGCGGCAGTGGTGCTGGCAAAGGAGATAAATCCGGCAGTCGGCAAGCCGTCGACGGAGTACGTCAACATCCCGAGAGGGCTGCTGATCAAAGCTCTTGAGAAGGCTTCTCCGGCTTCGGTCTGAAGTCGGTTTCTTTAATACACGGCCGAGTCGATTACGGGATCGGCTCGGCCGTTTTTTCATGAGGGGAAGGTATGAGCGAGGAACTGAGGCCGACGGCTTTCGTCGACGGCGAGGGGCGGAAGTGGGTCTTCTCTGTCACGGGCGGATCGGTGCGGGCAGTGAAGAAGGCAACGGGGGTGAATCTCTTCGAGGCAATCGAGGCGGGGTCGACGGTCATCGATCAGATTACTTCCGATCCGGTGCTGTTCTTCGAGGTGGTGGTCTGTCTTCTTGATCGTCAGCTCAGAGACAAAGGAGTATCAGAGGAAGAATTCGGGGACGCTCTGAATTCCGAGGAAGTGGTCGTCGAGGCTTCGCGTCAACTGATTGAGGCGATCCTTGATTTTTTCCCAGCGGAGCGGAGCCGGCCTCTCCGTCGGGCTCTGGCGAGATTGTGGGGAGCGACGGAGAAGGCGGCGGCGGTGCAGACTCAGGCGGCGATCGAGAGGATGGAGAAGACGGACTTCGACGCGCTGGCTCAGGAGATCGTCAGCGGGAAGAGCTGAACGCGGAGAGGATATTTCTTCAGATGGCCGGGTTCGTCGGTGTGGTGCCGTGGTCGTTGAGTCTGGCTGATCTGGTGGAGATGAACGAAGGACGGGATCGGGGGCTGTGGTGGCATACTGCTTCGGTGGAAGCGATGGTGGCAAACACGGTCAGGGATCCGAAGAAGCGGCGGAAGCCGTGGTCGGCGATTGACTTTCACGTCTACGAGATTTCAGATCGGCAGCGGCGGGCGAAGGCGAAACACGGGAAGCTAGATATCTCGATTCTGAAGGCCGTCTTCGTTGACGGGCTCTCGAAGGATCAGGTCAGCGAAAAGTTCGGAGTCTGAGCATGGCAGGAGCAAAAGGGGTCAGAGCCGGCCGGGCATTCGTCGAGCTCTTCGCTGAGGACTCGAAGCTACGGCGGGGCCTGCGGTCAGCTCAGAAGCGGCTTCAGGGCTTCGCGAAGTTCACGTCCGGGCTCGGGGCTCGGCTTCTGGCCGTCGGCGGTGCTTTGGCTACTCCCTTCGGTCTGGCGATCAAAGCGGCGAGCGATCTCGAAGAGACGATGAATAAGTTCGACGTCGTCTTCGGTGCGAATGCCGAGGAGGTCAAGAAGTGGTCGGACACGTTCGCGGCAGAGGTCGGCCGGTCGAAGACTTCGATCGCAAGCTTCCTTGCCGAGTCTCAGGATTTGCTCGTTCCGGTGGGAGTCGATCCGGCGGTCGCTCAGGAAGCCTCGAAGACGCTGGCGGGTCTGGCTGTCGATCTGGCTTCGTTCAACAATAAGTCTGACTCGGACGTCTTCCGGGATCTCACGGCGGCTCTGACGGGGAGCTCCGAGACGGTCAAAAAGTACGGGGTCGTGGTATCGGCGGCGGCGGTCAAGGCAAAGTTGCTTGAGGACGGAATCGATCCGAAGAAGGCGACGGAAGCACAGAAGGCGATGGCTCGGCTGGCGATCATCGTCAGAGACACGTCAGCGGCTCAGGGTGACTCTGTCAGAAGCTCTGGATCGTTCGCGAATCAGCTCAAGCGGGTTCAGTCGACGGCGACTGACGCGGCTGCTGAGGTGGGGATAGCTCTCCTTCCGGCGATTGCCGAGATGCTCGAAAAGGTCTCCGGAGTCGTCAAGATTCTGGCGGAGTGGGCGACTGAGAATCAGTCTCTGGTCAAGACGATCGCTCTCGTCGTCGCGGGCATCGTGGCGGCCGGGGTCGGGCTGCTGGTCGTCGGGGCCCTGGCCTCGGCCTTCGCTTCGATCCTCGGTCTGGTCTCGCTGGGCTTCGGTGCAATTGGAACGGTGATCGGTGTCGTCGTCGCGGTGATGGGGGCTCTCGTCTCTCCGATCGGTCTGGTCACGGCTGGGATCGTGGCTCTCCTGGCTTACTTCGTCGACTTCGGCTCGCTGATCGAGGGAGCGACTCAGGCCGGCTCGGCGGCTTTCAGTTCGTTTAAGGACAGGGCTCTCGAATCATGGGGAGCGATCAGAGACGCGGTCGGTGCCGGCGATCTTAAGACGGCTTTCAAGATCGCGGCCCTGTTTCTCAAAGCGGAGTGGGCTCGGGTCGTCTCTTCGATGAGCGGCAAGTGGTCGGAGTTTACGAACTTCTTTCAGACGGTCTGGTCGAACGCGGTCTTCAACGCGGCTTCAGTTATGACGAATCAATGGGCTGAGATTCAGTCGATCGGGGTGAAGACGTGGGACGTGATCGCTGACGCTTTCTCGGTGTTCACGTCCGGGCTTCGTAAGGGCTGGAATTCGACGGTCGGATTCTTTAAGTCGGCGTGGTCGAAGCTGAAGGCAACGGTCACGGGCTCCGAGGACAAGAGCGAAGAGATCAACAAAGCGACGCGGGAAGTCAATCAGCAGGTCGACAGGGATCGAGACAAGGCGATCGTCGAGCGGGAGCAGGAGCGGAAGTCGAGCCTGGCCAGAATCGAGTCTCAGAGGACGGCGGTTCAGAAGGAGCTCAGCTCGCAGCAGGAGACGGCCGACGCGAATCGTGAGGCGGCTCTGACGGCCGAGCTGGCGGAGAATCAACTGGCGATCGACTCGGCGCGGGAAGAGCTGGCGGCATCGATCAAAGCGGCGGCCGATAAGCGGGCGGCCGAGGCGTCAGCTCAGGAGGGCGAGAAGGCGAAGCAGGCGGCAAAGGTCGCTGAGAAGTCGCGGGGGGTGACTCAGAAGGAAGAGAAGACGAAGAGCTCGGTCGAGGGAGCCTTCTCCGTCTTTCAAGCGGTCGCTCTGGGCTCAGGCTCATCGGCTGAGGACAGGACGGCAAAGGCGACGGAAGAGACGGCGAAACACGCAAAGGCGACTGTGCGGGCCGTGAAGGACGCGGCTCCGACGTTCGCTTGAAAGGGTGAGGAATGACAGTCACGCAACGATGGCAGGGTTCGAAGCTCGTCGAGAGCGACTCTCCGACGATCGAATCGGAATACAATGTATTCGGGACTAACGACGAGTTCGTAGCGCAGGCTCAGCTCGACGCGGCCGTCTCGACGATCTTCGGCGGTCTGGTCAAGAAGTCGGTCAGTATCGACGAGCGGCTCGGAGACGAAGCGTGGCTCGGCTCTGTGACGTGGGGCCGGTTCGAGCCGAAGGAAGTCGGCGACTCGTCCTTCGCTTTCGACACGGGCGGCGGGACGGCTCACAAGACGATCGGGATTCAGACTCGCTCGTCGACGCCTCATCCTCTGCTGATCCCGGCGGCTCCCGACTTCGAAGGAGCGATCGGGGTGACTGACACGGGGGTCGACGGGGTTGATGTGGTCGTGCCTCAGTATCAGTTCTCCGAGACTCACTTCCTCGACGTTGCGACTGTCTCAGCGGCCTACAAAGCGACGGTCTTCGCGCTCACTGGCGGAGTGAACGACGCGACGTTCAAGGGCTTTGCAGCCGGCGAGGTGCTCTTCCTCGGTGCGGCCGGGACTCTGCGGGATTACGAGACGTGGGAGCTGTCGTACAAATTCGCTGCCTCTCCGAACGCGACGAGCTTCGCTGTCGGGCCGATCACGGTTCCTCTCAAGTACGGCTGGGACTATCTGTGGGTCAGGTATCGAGAAGAAGAAGACGCGACGGCCGGGCATCTGGCCAGACGGCCGATTGCGGCTTACGTTGAGGAAGTCTATCCGGCGGTCGATCTCAGTCTTCTGGGAATCTAAGGGGCTGACATGGCAGAGAAGAAAGCTCCGGGCGATCCGCTGAAGATTCCGGCCTCAGCGTACAACGAGTTCGTTGACGCGGCGGCGGCCCACAAGAGGGCTCTTCTGGCCTCGACTCCGGGGAATAGTCGCGGCCTCGGCAAAGAATCCGGGATCGTCAAGATCAAGAACGTCGGGTCAACCGATCTGAATCAGTTCGAGATCCTTGGGATTACTGACAGTCTCTTCGATCCCGAGAACGCCGATCAGCTTTCTGAATTCAAGAGGAATCCGGTAACGCTGAAGGGGACGCGCCCGAATTGTGATCACGTCGGGAAGTTCGTTGTTTTGCTTGAGCCGGCTCAGGAAGACGTGATCGCGCGGGCCGTGATCTCAGGAGTCGTTCAGGTCCAGCTTCAGGTTGACGACGAGGATCACACTTACGCGGATATCACTCCGGCAGATGCTTCGAAACTGACGACGGTCGACGGAGAGGGCTCGGCTCAGATCATCTGGAAGCCAGCGGGAACGGGGCTGAAATGGGCTGTCGTCAGGATCTCGAATTCGCTGTCGGCTGACTCATGCGTCTCGACGTCGACGACAGAGCCTCCGAGTTCCTCTACCAGTTCAGACACGACAGACACGACGACGACGGAGCCTCCGAGTACGACGACAGACACGACGGAGCCTCCGTCGACGACGACGGGCACGACGGACACGACAACAACAGAGGAGAGTTCTTCGAGTTCATCGACAACGACGGGCACGACTGATGAGCCGGGAACGACTTCTTCGACGACGACTCCGGAGCCGGGAACGACTTCTTCGACGACGACGACTGAAGATCCATCGACGACAACAGACACGACGGAGCCGCCTCCCGGAACAACGACGTCGACGACAGAGGAGCCACCCGGCTCATCGTCAACGACGACTTCAACGACAGAAGAGCCCCCGTCGACGACGACGGGCACGACGGGCACGGAGACAACGGAGGTTCCTTGTCCACCGTTCGCCTGCTCGGGTGACTGTGACGTCTCCTTCGAGGTCGTGACGGACGTTCGTTGTGTCGACGGGACGATCGAAGTCGACAAGGCGACGATCTGTCTGTCGACTTCTCAGCTCGACGTCGACACGCTGGAGATTCCGTCGGGCACGACTGCGGGGGCCTGAAGATGACGACAACGAACATCGGTCCTTGCGAGTGCTGCGGTTCGAGCTCTTCGACGAGCTCGTCTTCTTCGACGACGACGGGCACGACAGCGACGACAACGACGGCTGAGGGCGGTTGCTGTCTTCAGCTTACGGGCGGCGGTACGGTTGAGATCGTCAACGGCGGGGCCTGCAATCATGCAGAAGAGCCTCTGACCGATCCTCCTAATCCGGGGCCGTCAACGGCTGACATTACAATCGGGGTTGCTCCGGTGATTCTGTCCGTGGAGATTTATTGCACGGGAGACAATCCGGCCGACTGGTCGCTGGTCTATTCATTCGACGGTTGCTCTTCATCGGGTGGGACGGTCGAGGCTGACTCGGTTGTGATCGACGAGAGCGCTGGCGAGTGTGCTGCCGTCGAGGTCACGTTTACGATCACGATTGATGAGGATGATTGTTGCGACGGGTCAGGGGGAGGCACGACGGCAGAAGTCGTCGCGACGTTCGTCGGGGGGGTGTGATGAGGTATTCGGGGCTGACGATCACGGTGAGGGAAGGCGTTCACGTCTCGCAACTCTGGAGAGCCGATCTGGATCGGTTCCGCGCAGGAGACGAGCTCCTCGACGTCGATCGGTTCGAGAAGCTGGCCGGCTTCTATTATCGTCAGGGGCGAATCGACATCGAGGGGGAGCCGTCGATCGGGAAGAAGGCGGCGAACTTCGGCCGGGCGGTGCTGCGGCACGTTGCAACGGCCGGGAAGAAAGTTCCCGAGTCAGTCAGGCGGGAACGGATCACGATCTGCCGAGGCTGTGAGCTCTACAACAAAGCGAAGGGGACATGCCGGCATCCTCGCTGCGGGTGCGTCATGCAGCGGAAGGTGCGGTGGGCTTCGACGGATTGTCCGATCGGGCTGTGGGGGCGTTTTTACGAGGGGGAGAAATGAGCAGAGAGAAGCGACGATTTAAGAACATAGCGAAGGCGTTTCATCCGGATACGCCTGGTTACAAGTGGGCAGCGAATCCGAAGGACTTCATCCTGAAAGCCGAGGGCATCGCAAAGGCTGCGGACTTCAAGGAGAGGGAGCTGGTTCTGGATATCGGTTGTGGTCCGGGGTTTCTGGTTCAAATCGCTTCTCACTCAGGGGCTTCGGCATTCGGATCAGACTCAGACGATCGGCTCTTCCTTTATTACATGCGGAAGGTCAACGGTGTTGAGAAGCGGATTCTGATTCACGAAACAAAGCCGGCCGAGCCTCTCGTCTTTGATCTGCGGTTCGATGTGATAACGGCAACGTGGATCACGTTCGGAGAGTTCTGGACATTCGAAGAGTGGTCGCTCTGGCTGGCCGGGGTGGTGTCTGGTCTGGCTCCGGGGGGGCGGTGCTTGCTTCGGTTTAACATCGAGACTCACACAAGCAACGCAGACGCGGCTCTTCTTGCTGCGGGAGCTTCTGAAATCGGGGAATTGTTTTTCAGGATTGAGGGGGAGAAATGAGCGGAGCAGACTTCACAATCGGGATGGCGGCTTTCGATAACTTCGACGAGGTCTATTTCACGGTTCAGGCTTTGCGGTTCTATCACGTCGAACTGATGAAGCGGTTCGAGATCGTCGTTGTCGACAACAATCCGGACTCGAAGGACGGTCAGGCGATAAAGTCTCTGATCGAAGGACGGGTGAAGGACGGCGGCCGGTACGTTCCGTTCCCGGAGCCGAAGGGGTCGGTTCCTCCTCGGGGACACCTGTTCGATGTGGCGGCCGGAAAGTGGGTGATCTGTATTGACTCTCACGTTCTTCTGGCTCCGGGAGCTCTCCAGTCTCTCGTCGATTACTTCGATGCGAATCCGAAGTCAGACGATCTGCTTCACGGGCCTCTGCTGAGCAACTACGGGCCGCATCGGGTCGAGGCAACGCACATGCGGCCGGTCTGGCGGTCGCATATGTTCGGGACGTGGGGCGTCGATGAACGCGGCAAGGATCCAGACGGCGAGGCCTTCGAGATCCCTCAGCACGGGCTCGGGTTGTTCGCGGCGCGGCGTGAGAGTTGGCTCCGGTTTAATCCGGAGATGAAGGGATTCTCCGGTGGGGAAGGATACATCCATGAAAAGTATCGACAGGCCGGGCGGCGGGTGCTCTGCCTGCCGGGTGCGCGCTGGTATCACAAGTTTTCCAGGCCGAACGGGATTCCTCACAAGCCGACACTCGAAGACAAGATCCGGAATCACGTTCGCGGCTGGTCGGAGCTCGGTGTCGATCTCCAGACGGGGAAGAAGGACGAGCCTCTCCGCTCGATGTGTGAGCATTACGTGACCGGAGTCGGGGCGAGGAAGGGCAAGCCGGCGATGCCTTACGCGCGGTTCGTTCAGCTCTGCAAGGAAGCGGGTCACGAATACAAGGGCGGGGATCCGGGAGTGAAGCTGCGCGGGGTGGTGATCGGGCCGACGAGCTGGGGCTCTTACCGGATGAGGGGGCGGCCTCTGGTCGCGGAGTACGGCTTCGCGGAGAAGAACAGCCGAGGCAAGATTGAGCTCGGCGCTGAGAAGTATGACGTCTGCCTTGCGGTGAAGTGCGGGGTGCCTCCCGTGGTCCGTGCGGCTGCGAAGCGGGTGATCTGGGAGCCTCTCGATCTGTGGTTCTCCGATCGGCGAGCGGCTCAACTCTCGCCGAAGGACTGGCTCAGCCGGATGTGGAAGGAGTACGGATTCGATGAGCTCATCGTCTCGACGATTCCGATGAAGGATGCGGCAGAGCGGTACCTTCGAGAGGTGAAAATTCACTTCGTTCCGCATCATGCGGATCCGCGGATCGGGCTCGACTGGTACGATTCTGCCGGGCCGATTGTTTACGCGGGGATGAAGGACTTCCTCGGCCAGTCAGGGGCTGCGGTGATACGTCAGGCCGGCGAGCTCATCGGCCGGGAGGTTGTGATCGATCACGCTCACCACTCATGGCAGAGACTCAAGGGGGCTTCGCTGGTGCTGGCTCCGAGGCTGTCGGTGCGGACTCAGATGAATTTGCTCGGCAAGCCGACGGTCAAACTGGCCAACGCGGCACAAGCCGGGATCCCGGTTCTGGCGACTGACGATCCGGCGATAACGTCTCTCTTCGTGGACGTGCGGACGGCTCGGGTTGAAGACTGGCTCGACGCGAAGTCGCTGGCTCCGATGCTCGAAGCGGCTCTCGGTGGTAGTCCGTCGGCGGTGAAGTTTCCGGCCGATCGCTGGTTGGCACGGATGAAGGAGATTGTCGGTTGAAGATCGTCGTCGTCACAGCTTCCATCGGCGAGCGGCGGCTTCGGCTCCTGACTCCGGAGATCGTCAATCCGGCGGTCGAGTACGTCTGCTTCACTGATAAGCCGGCGGCTCATCCCGTCTGGCGGACGATCAAGGTCGAGCGGCTGGCTGACGATCCTGTGCGCGACGCGAAGCGGTACAAGGTTCTGGCAGCGGACATCCTCAGAGCGGCCGGTATCGAGGCCGAGGCGTCGATCTGGTGCGATCGTCACTGCCGTCTGTGCTGCGATCCTGTGGAGGCCTTCGAGCGGTTCCCGGCTGACGTGGCTCTGATCCGGCACTATCGGCGGTGCATCTACAAGGAGGGCCGGGCCTGCCGGAAAAAGAAGAAGGACGATATCGGCGTGATCAACGCTGAGATGGACATGAGGCGGCTCGAAGGCTGGCGGCCGAACGCTGGCCTGTATTACGGCGGCTTCGTTATGAGACGGCACACAGCGGCCTCTGAGCGGTTCTCCCGGCTGTGGTGGTCCTACATCGAATCAGGGAGCCGGCGGGATCAGCTCAGTCTGCCGGTCGCGCTACGGCGGTCTGGCGTCTCGAAGTCGGTCATCGCTCGGGCTGAGCTCCGATCCTTCTTTCACGTCAGGTCAAAATAGATGCACATCGAATCGAAGGTCGTGATGGGATGGGCTCTCCGGGAGTACGTCGCGGAACGTCCGGCAAAGGATGTTGCCGACGTCGGGAGCTATGACGTAAATGGCTCCTACAGGTCGGCGGTCGAGGGGCTCGGCTTCCGGAGCTATACGGGTCTCGACATCAGGGAAGGGGCGAACGTGGATCAGGTCATCGATCCGAAGGCGGCGAGCTGGTCCAGCGCGGGGGCCTTCGACGTGGTGATCTCTGGCCAGACGCTGGAGCACACGCAGAATCCTTTCCGGTTCCTCTCGCAACTGGCGACGATCCTGAAGCCGGGCGGAGAGGTGGTGCTGCTGGCTCCGTGGTCCTGGCCGGTTCATTACCATCCGATCGACTGCTGGCGGATCCTGCCCGAGGGCCTGAAGTCTCTCATCGAAGGCATCGGCCTGAACGTGCGGCGGATGGGCTCGACGATTTACGACAACGGCAACGGGGATTCCTTCATCGTCGCGCGCGACGGGCCGGCTGAGGCCTGCGGCGGACTCATGAAGCTGGTCACGATTACGACTCCGGACGGGCAGGTCGACTGCCGGCTCGAAGATCATTCCGAAAGCGAAGCACGATTCAGGGGGGAGCTATGAAGTATCTTGTCGGAGCCGGCCGTCAACGGCGGGCCGGGTGGAAGACGATCGACGCCGATCCTCGTGTGAAGCCGGACATCGTCTCGACGTTGCCTCCGATCCCGGAAGAGGCTTACGGGGCCGAGGCCTTCGAGCTGATTCACGTCTTCGAGCATTTTTACAAGTGGGAAGCCGAGGAGCTCCTGACGGGCTTCCGCGAAGCTCTGATATTCGGGGGCGAGTTAATTCTTGAGCTTCCGAATCTCGATTCAGCGATCGCAACGCTGAGCGGCGCGAACGGAAAGCCGGTCGATCAGTGGGGAATGTGGGTTTTGTACGGCGATCCCCGAAGAAAAAACGAGCTCTTCGGGCATCATTGGGCTTGGACTCCGGCAACGCTGGAAGCGGCTTTGAGGCTGGCCGGGTTTACGCAGGTCATACGTGAGCGGCCGAAGCATCACGTACCTGACAGGGATTTCAGGCTCGTTGCGAGACGCTGACAACGACACCCCAGGCCGTCGGTAGACTCCCTCTCCCGATGGCCGTAGCCGGCCGGTTCCGAGACTCCTTCCCGTCTCTGGAGCCGGTCGGCTTTTTTTGTCAGATTTAGTCTCGAATTATTTTGACAAGTAAATGAGGTCGTGTGTAAAATACGCACCATGAGAGACGGGGCTGGCGAGGCCAGTCAAAAACAAATAGGGGGAGAAACGATGACGCCTGAAGAATGGAACGAAGCAAACGCTGACGACGGGGGGCCTCGGTTCGAGGATCTCTTCCCGGACTTCGGACTCGATCAGATTGAGGCCGATCGTCAGGAAAACGAAGCACGAACGAGAAGGTTGCCGAGATGAATGCGAAAATTGGCCGGCCTCAGAAGCCGGAGAGCGAACGGTCTACGACTCTGAATCTGAGCCTGCCGAAGGTGCTCAGGGTTCGGATCGAAGAGGTGTCGACTCAGACGGGTAAGGGGCTGTCGGAAGTCGTCGTCGAGATCCTCAGCCGGTCGAAGACGCTGAAGGGGTGATCTGTGGCAACGCCTGACGAACTACTGCTGGCCGGCTGGCGGCCGTGCGACGACGAGGGAGACGGGTTCGTCTCGTTCCCGTGCTCGGCCTGCGGTAGGCGGATTCGGTTTCAGGTGGGGGTGCTGATTGCTCAGTGTGAGTGCGGGGTCGCTCACTGGGTTTCTGACGATCCGATTCCGGAAGACGAGGGGGAGATATGACGTACGAGGCATTCATTGAGCGAAAGTCACAGCTCGGCGGTCAGCACGGGTTCGATCCGGTCTGGATGCCGGACGTCCTGTTTGACTTTCAGAAGCATCTGGTCGAGTGGGCGACACGTAGCGGCCGGAGTGCGACGTATGCGGATTGCGGGCTCGGCAAGACGCTTCTACAGCTAGTTTGGGCCGAGAACGTCGCCAGGCAGACAAACAAGAGGACGCTCATCCTTACGCCTCTGGCGGTGTCATATCAGACTCTCAAAGAGGCTGAGAAGTTTGGAATAGAAGTCGAGCGAGCCAGGGACGGGAAGTTCGGTGCGAAAGCGAAAATAGTCGTCACGAACTACCATCAGCTGCACAAGTTCGATAGCTCCGATTTCGAGGCTGTCGTCTGCGATGAGGCGAGTGCAATCAAATCGGCGGACGGAAAAACGACTGCACAAGTGACGGAGTTTATGCGGACGATTCCGTATCGGTATCTCTGCACGGCAACTCCGGCTCCGAATGATTTCCATGAACTCGGGACATCCTCCGAAGCTCTCGGCGGTCTAGGTTACCGGGACATGCTCGGGCGGTTCTTCAAGCAGGAAACAGGGAAGGACCATCGCGGATGGGGCCGCAGTAAATATCGTCTCATCGGGCATGCCGAAGAGCCATTCTGGAAATGGGTCTGTTCGTGGGCGAGGGCTTGTCGGAAGCCATCAGACATCGGATTTCAGGACGGGGATTTCGTTCTGCCGGAACTGGAAGAGACCGAGATAAATCTGGAATGCAATAAGCCGCGACCGGGTCAACTATTTATCACTCCGCCGAAAACGATGGCCGATCATCAGTACGAGCGGCGGAACACGATCACAGAACGCTGTGAGCGAGCCGCCGAAGAAGTCGATGGCCACGACGGGCATTCGCTTGTCTGGTGTCACCTCAATCCGGAGGCAGACGCGGTCGAGAAGATGGTCCCCGATGCGTTGCAGGTCAGCGGATCAATGAGCGACGAACAGAAAGAGGAGAGGCTGCTGGCGTTCTCTGCCGGCGATCTGAAGTGCTTGGTACTGAAGCCTAAGATAGGGTGCTGGGGACTCAACTGGCAGCATTGCCATCATCAAGTCATGTTTCCGAGTGACAGTTTCGAGCAGTATTACCAGGCGGTCCGACGGTCGTGGAGATTCGGACAGAAAAACAAAGTCACTATCAAGATTATCACAACTGAAGGCGGGCGGGGAGTTCTCGACAATCTGAAACGTAAGTCGGCACGGGCCGATCAGATGTTCAATTTGCTGACGAAGTTCATGGGTGAAGCGGTCATCCACGAACGTACTCAATATGGTTCTATGGAAAGGATGCTGCCGGAATGGCTGTAATAGATCAGACGCTCACGGACAGATACGCTCTTTATCATGGGGACACCTGCGAGGTGTTGCCGACTCTTCCAGACGAGTCGGTTCATCTTTCCGTTTACTCGCCGCCATTCGCCAGCGACGGCGGCGGGTGCTTGTACCACTATTCGTCGAGCGAGCGGGACTTGTCGAACTGTCGGTCGTACGACGAATTCTTCGAGCATTACGAGTTTGTCGTCTCCGAGATTGCGAGGGTCACGCTGCCGGGGCGGATTACCGCGGTGCATTGCATGGACACGCCGAAAGACGGGGCAAACATCTGCGGATACAACGACTTCCCTGGCGATATTATTAAGCTGCATCAGAGGCACGGCTTCGAATACACGCCGCGAATCTGCATCTGGAAAGAGCCGCTCGCCGTTCGAAATCGGACGATGACGAAGGCGTTGGCTCACCGGCAGACGGTCGAGGATTGCTGTCAGGTGAACGTCGCGGCATCGGACTACCTGATTCCGTTCCGCAAGAAGGGCGAGAATCCGATTCCAGTGACCCACGAAACGGGGTTCCTCGAATACTTCGGGTGTCGGGAGATTCCGGAAGACCTGCACCGATATCGTGGCTGGACCGGCAAGCAAACAGAGAACCGCTTTTCTCACTGGATTTGGAGAAACTATGCGTCCGGAGTGTGGGACGACATCCGCGGCAATATGGGCGACAGGAAGAAAGACGCGGGAGCAGTCCTAGCGTATCAGGAAGGGCGAGACGAGGGCGACGAGAGGCATATGCATCCTCTTCAGCTTGACGTGATAAATCGGGCCTGCGTGATGTGGAGCAATCCAGGCGAGACGGTGCTGACTCCGTTCATGGGTGTCGGCAGCGAAGTCTACGGAGCAGTCCGCAACGGCCGCCGAGGGGTCGGCATTGAACTCAAGGAGTCGTATTACAATCAGGCAGTCCGCAATGTGGCAACGGCTCTGGATGTGGCAGACGAGCCGCAGGAGCGGCGGCTGTTTTCTGACGAGGAGATGGTCGAGGCAAACGCATAAATACAGAGGGGGAGCAGAATGACGCATCGGGAAGCGAAAGCGAAGCGAACGCAGATAGCGGAATACTGCCGGACTCATACGGCTCCGGAAGCTGCCGATCGGTTTCAGGTGGGCCGGGTGACAATCGAGAAGGCCTGCCGGGAACAGGGCGTGACCTGCCGGATGGCTCACAAGGTGAGAGGGGGTTAACGATTCCGGAAGACGAGGGGGAGATATTAACGGCCGATTTTGTTTCGTCAGTTCTGGCAGACACGATATCGAGAGGTTAACGAATGACAGGCAACGGAGAGGGAGAGCTCCAACAACTGGTAGCCGATCGGATACTGGGGCAAGTCGACTGGCTGGACTCAGCCGAGCGGATCACGGCGATTCAGGTCGCGGCCTACGTCTTCGAGTACGTCGAACACTGGTCGGCCGAAGACAGGAAGCGGTATCAGACGACGGCGGTCGAGATGGAGCTGACGGCCGACGTCGTCAATCCGGCGACTGGCCGGGTTTCAACGATCTTCGATCACGGCGGCAAGGTCGACGGGATGGCGATTGACTTAGATACGGGCGACGAGCTCGTCGTCGAGCATAAGTCGACGTCGGACACGCTGGGTCCGGAGACGCTCTACTGGCGACGTCTGGCGATCGACAGTCAGGTCTCGAAGTATCTGCTGACGCTGCGGCAGAACGGGAAACACGGCGTTTCGACTTGCCTGTATGACGTGGCGTCGAAGCCGAAGACGAAGCCGAAAGCGATATCAGCGGCTGACGTCAGGCGTCTGGCCGAGACGGGTTCGTACTGCGGCTGGTCGGTTCCGACGGACACGCTGACGGCGATCGAGGCGGAGTACGAAGCGAACAAAGGCAAGAGCGGCGGCTTCACTGGCAAGATTCACGAAGCCGACTTCCTCGACCTGTACGGCATCAGGCTTCGGGCGGCGATCAGAGCGGATCCGTCGAGCACGTTCGGCCGGCGGCGAATCTCACGGACAGACGAAGAGCTCAAGCAGTACGCGGCCGAGCTGTGGGAAGTCACGGCCGAGATCCGGAAGTCGCGGCGGTCTATGGTCAGTCCGAAAAACACGGGGAGTTGCCTGAAGTTCGGCCAGCAATGCGAGTTCTTCGGACTTTGCACGGGCAAGGAATCGATCGAGGCCTTCGAGTATGTCTCGTCGGTACACGCTGAGCTCGACGAGGATCACGGAAACGGTGGTCGTGATCTGATTACGAATTCGCGGGTCGGTGTGTTCTTCGACTGTCGAGAGAAGCACAGACTCAGATACGAAGTCGGCATCGTGCGATCGAATCGGGATCGCTCAGAGGCGCTGCGGTGGGGGACGTTGTTTCACGATCTCCTCGAAGTTGTTTGGGGTTCTTACAGGGAGACGAATTCATGACTGACTGGCTGAAGACGATGAAGAAGACGGTCGATAAGCGGGCCGATGTGATCGTGATTCACGGGGTCGAGGGGTCGGGAAAGACGAGCTTCGCGGCTCAGTTTCCCGGAGTGGCGTTCATGATGAGCGAGAACGAGACGGGGCTTCTGACTCTGATGAGCAAGGGCCTGACGCCGGCCTGCGATTACTTCCCGCAGTTCGGTTCGTTCAAAGAAGTGCGGGAGGCGACGCGGGAGATGATCGCCTCGAAGGATCGGCCTCGGGCTCTGGCCGTCGATACGGCGAACGGGATCGAGGGCCTCTTGCATCGTCAGGTCTGCGATCAGGACTACGGCGGGCAGATGAGCAAAAAGGGCTTTCTGGCGTATCAGGAAGGGCCAAAGGCGGCGGTTGTGGTCTGGCGTGAGTGGCTGGCCGATCTCGATCAGCTTCGCTCGAAGGGCACGACGATTCTGTTGCTGTCCCATACGACGACGGAGAACTTTAAGAATCCCGAGGGGGCTGACTTCGACCGATACGTTGCCGAGATGAATTCGGCGACGTGGTCAGCGACGAAGAAATTCGCCGATGCGATTCTCTTCGTCAATTTCCATCACGAAGTTGCGGACGTCAACGAGGGCAAGGGCAAAGGCAAGGGCGGCCGATCGCGGGTGTATCACTGCGAGCGGTCGGCGGCCTTCGACGCGAAGAATCGGCACGGACTCCCGAGTCAGTTCATCGGCAAGGCGAGCGCGGCTGAAGACTTCAAAGAGTTCGTACGGCTGGTCGGAGCTGGCAGGGCCGGGAAGGCTGAGGGCTGAGCCGGCTTCGTTGCTCCCGGTCGAGTCGGTTCGGTTCACGCTCCTTCGGCCGGGGGCTTTTCACTTACTCGAATCCAGAGAGAGGGTTGAACAATGGGCGAGCGATACTATCGAGGAACGATCCGAAAGCATCTGCCGGTGTCGGCACAGACGGGGACGCCGGGGATCGAGTTCGAAGTCGATATCAACGAAGTCAAACAAGCCGGACGGGACTGGGAGAGCTCCGTCCCGATGACGCGGCGGGTGTCCGTCTGGTTCCCGGCGAACGGAGATCACAAGTACGCGCTGAAGAAGCTTCGTCACGCTGGCTGGCGTGGCGGCGGACTGTCTGAGATGGATCTGACGGGGAACACGGCTGAGTTGTCGGCGACTGACAAAGAGTACAAGGGACGGACGGTCGAAAACTTCGAACTAGCCTTACCTCCTCGGGGGGAGACTCCGATCTCCGAGTCGGCTGCTCTGACGATTGACGCGATTCTCCAGAGTGCTCCGGTCGACACGTCTCCGGCTCCGGAGAAGGCGGCTCCTGACACTCAGGCGTCTGTGGATAGTCCAGCGGCGGCAGGTGACGCTGCGGCAATCAACGAGATCGCTGACGGCGGCGAGATCCCGTTTTAGCCGGGCAGTCGATTCAACTCGGGGGGAGTGGTGATATGCCAGCGAAGAAGAAAGCGAAGAAATTTAAAGCCGGTGAGTCTGTCGAGACGCTGGCTCACTTCGTCCGAACAGCCGTCGACGAGATCACGGGAGACAACGGCTTCGCTGAGTCTCCCGTCTCAATCCGGGTGACGGTCGAGGTCGTCGGGGCTCAGCTTTCCGTCGGGCCGATCGTCGAAGTGCTCGGCCTGACTCCGGCGAGAGACGCGGTCGAAGAGTTCATCGAATACCGACGGGCAGAGAAGAGGCGGCCTATCGGGGCTGACGTGAGCCTGAAGCGAATACTCGGCCAGTTTAAGGACGATCCCGACGGGCTGAAGGCGTCAATCACCGCGTCGATGGCTCAGGGATGGACGGGGCTTTTTCCGGTGAAGGGAGCGAAGTCTCGTGCGATGAACTCGAAGGGGGAGTCGATCGGTGGCGAGTGGTAATCACGGGGAGGGGGAAGCGATGAACGCATTCGAAGAACTGGCAGCGGCGAAGAAATCCGAAACGGCTGCACAGAACAAGGTGATTGCAGCTCTGGCAAAAGTGGAAGCCGTCAAGACGAATCTGCTTCGTGGCCTGCCGGTCGGTGCAAATAGGTCTGTTGCGGCCGGTATTTTGCCAAGTGGAAAAGTGGCGATCGTCATTAAGACGGACGACTCGAAGGCAAACCGGCTGGAGATTCTGGACGCTGTCCAACTGGACGAAGCCGGGAATATCAGGACTGTGATTAAATGACAGATCCATTCCAAAAACAGCCGGTCGATTTGGCCAAAGCTCAGCGGCTGACTCAGGAGCGTCTCGGTATCGAGTCGGCTCCCGAGTCGGCTGACGGGCCGGAGCGGCTTCCGAATATCCTGAAGTTCAGGGCTCTCGAAAAGACTCCGCAGCAGTGGGAAGAGATACGCATCCGGCGAGAGGCCGAAGAGGCCGAGGCGAAGCGGCGAGACATCTTCACGAAGCTCCGGGCTCTGAAGCGGGACACGGGCGAGCGGCTCGATCCTCTCCAGTCGGCGACGCTCGACGATTACGAGATTTACGACTCAGTTCAGAAGGCGACTGTCGCACGGGTCAGAGAGTACGTCGAGACGATCGAGACTCGATTCGAAGCGGGCGACGGTGTCTTCCTGATCGGGCCTCCGGGCACGGGCAAGGATCACTTGGCGGTGGCGATCTGCCGTGAGGGGATTATCCGGCTTCAGGTCTCCGCCAGATGGCTCGACGCTTCGTCGCTGCGGTCGGAGCTGCGCGACGCGATGAATTCAGCGAAGGACGAGAAGCGGGTGCTCGGGCCTTACCTCCGGGCTGGCTTTCTGGTGCTGTCGGATCCCGTGGCTCCGGGTGCTTCGCTGTCGGATTATCAGGCTGAGGCTCTCGGTCGGCTGATCGACGGACGGTGGCGGGCACGGCGGCCGACGCTGGTGACGGCGAACTTCGCCGGGGAGGAAGACGCGGCGGCAAAGCTCGGGAGTCACGTTGTCGATCGGCTCTCTCAGGGGTCGATCCGGTTGCGGTGTCAGTGGGATTCGTATCGACGACGGGCATCGTCATGACTGAAGCCGAATTCCAGGATCAGGTAATCGAGCTGGCTCATCTGCACGGCTGGCGAGTCGCTCACTTCAGGCCGGCTCAGACGGCGAAGGGCTGGCGGACTCCGGTCTCGGCCGACGGGGCTGGCT